CAGTCGTCCAAGGTTCTAATCAAAAAACTACAGGGACGCGACTACGATAAGGAGATTCAAAAGGCTCAGGACGCCCTAGAGCAGCATAAGGCGGCAATCTTGGAGGTTGAAGCCGACAAGATCAGGCTTGAGGCAAAGCTCGCCTTCGCAAGCCAGAACGTCCAAAACCTCTCTATCAAGATCTCCAACATCCCAACGGACGTGATCGACATCCACGAGGTTCAGTCCGAAATCAAAAAGACAAAAAATAAGATAATTTCTTTATCAGATTCAATCATTGATGATGTGAGCAGACTACATAGTGAAAGAGAACGATTTGATAAGATCTCAAATCTTCTAGAAACTCTAGATTACAACAATCTTACAAGTTCTCTTGTGAGCATTGAAGAAGCTGAAAGTAGCCTTCAAACTCACACACAACTGATAGAGGTTGCGACTGAAAAGAAAAAGTTATTAGAAGACATTCCGTGCGGCACGACCTACCCTGCTTGTAAGTTCATTCGTGATGCTCATGTTGCTACAGCAACTATTCCAGAAATGGAAAGCAAAATTGATGAACTTAAAGATATTCTCAAAGATCTCAATCCAGAGATTGTTCGAGATCATCTTAGCAAATACCGCAAGCTTGAAGAAAAGCGCGGACAAATTGAGATTCGTATTCGAGATCTTACTTTGTCGATTGAGAGGAGCAAGGTAGCCCTTGAAAGACTCAATGCTACAGCAACAGACCTTCGAGCCAAAGAACTTGAGTATGAAGAAAACAAAGAAGCAATCGAGAATCTTACCGAAGAGCTTCATGCCCATCGAAAGAATCTTTACGCTCTCATCACGACGGTCAACCACATTCATGTAGTAACGCTTGCGGGGCTTGATTTGACGGGCGAGGTCTTGTGCCTCGTCCTTCATCGGACCCTCAACCTTCCACAGCTTGTAGTATAGGTCGCAAATAGGGCAGTCGTGACCCTTCACGCGAGGACAGTGGTAGTTCTTGTCGTTGATTCGGTGAATCGCAGTCTCTGCGTAAAACTCCTGCTCGGTTCCTTCGGGAGAAGGAAGGACCCGAATGATAGAAGTACCCTCGTCCATCATGAAGAACTTCTTCAGGAAATCGTCGCTGTTGCCGCCGCCTCCTGATTGTGCCCTTTGGATTTGCTCGTACTTCTTCTTTAGTTCGTCTAGGTTTACCATAGTTAGTTTTCTGTTAGTATCGGTTAGTGCAGACCTGTGCCTGCCATGTATTATAGTTCGTCAGGAGAAGTTATCTCCAATTAGTTTTGTTTCTGCTCGTTTGTTCGCAGAGATTTGAACCAGCATGTCCTTCTGATGGTCAAGCGAGTTCATAATGTTTTTGGCTAGGTGATACCTGTGAGCGCATTCACGAAGCTTGTTTTCACAAGCCTGTACAGAACTTACAGTCTTTACATAAGCGTCAAGAGCGCGGTCAGTAGCCTTCTTGCCAGAACTCAGAAGTTCAGCACGGCGCTCTTCACGCACACTTGCCTCCTCTCGTTCCAGCGTTGTAGACGCTTCGTCCATCTTGAGTTTAGCGTGAGCGATTACCGCACCAAAGAATGCATAGACTCCAGTATGTTGGAACAAAGCCTTCTCTACAGAAGACTCGTCAATGCGTAGGTATCGTTTGGTGATTTCGAGGTAGGTCTGCTCTAGGTTGTTGTAGGTTTCAAGGATGTCATTCATTACTAAATATAAAAGAAAATAGTTCTGGGTTTAGTGAAACCAAAAGCACAATCATATTCGATGTGACGGTAGTAAGGAACTCGTTACCTATGGTAGGCATATCGTCATCGTCCCCTAGCCCGAACATATCCATACCTACATGAATTATCTCATGCAGCAGTGTGGACCTGTAATCTTCTACTGATTGGTTTGGGTCTACTGTGATTAGATTTTTTTCGAATTCGACACAGCCGTACAGGCTGTCCTTAGCCAGGGACTTCTGGACAATCTTATACTTCTTGTGTCCGACATTCAGTTCGTCGGGATGGTCATGAATTACTTTAGGAGTCATTGGTTTTCGATTGGCTGACGACCAGCCTCGAATAATCAATGCCGATAGGAACAATGAATCGAGCGCGGCCATTACGAGACTTCATCAAGTACAGTCTAGCTGAACCGCTATCGAACTCCTGCTCGGTCTGATTAATAGAGAACACTAGGTCGCAGACACGAATCTTACCGTAGGAGTCTGCAAGCTCCGCGTCTGTAATAATATTTACCTTCTTACCTTCGCGGTTCGTTTGTGTAGCGGTCCAAACAAGACACCCGTACTCGCTCGCTACACCACGCAATTCCTGTGCCAGACGCTCCTGACCCTGATACTCAGCCATCTCCTTGTCGGTTTTCATGAGTTCAAGGTAATCAATGATTAGCACATCGGGCTCAAAATCTTCATAGTTTTTTATCTGATTTAGGAAAGCACGAAGACCAGTAACGGAAAGACGCTTGGTCGGAAACTCCTTGACCACAAGCCGACCTCGGTCTTTCCATTGTTTGTTGATGATGTCTAGCCGCTTCTCGATATCGTCTACACGATTGGATAGCTCACGCTGCTGGATGCGTGTGAAGATACTATCTAGGCGTTGAGCAACACGGTCCTCGGCCATCTCAAGAGAGACATACAGTACATTGTAACCGTCAAGCACAGAGCGTGCAGCTTGGTTCGCAAGGAACAAAGACTTGCCAACGCCAGGAGGCGCAACAACCATAGCCATCTCCTTGTGAGCAAGACCGCCTTCGAGTGCCTCATTAAGAGTCTCGAAAGGAGTGCGGAACTTAGGTACAAGAGTGGCGCTGTTTAGACGGTCCCACCGCTCCTTGATACCTGAGAAGTAGTCTGTGCCCAGGTCAACATTACGGTTTACCGCAAACGCATCGCGAACCTCAGTTTCGATAGCATCGAAGTTCTTCTTCTTGAGATGGTCTACAGACTTGAGGATGGCATCCTTGATGGCTTGCTCCTTAGCAAACTCCTCAACCAAGTCTAGGTAATACTCTTGGTTGTCGATAGCCTTCTCGTCCAGGTCGTTTACAGCAGTAAGCTCGTCGCGATAGTCGCTGAACAACTCATTCTGCTTAAGGTCTTTCTTAATCTCCTCAAGAAGCTGGTCGTCGGTAGGTAGCTTCTTGTAGTGAAGAAAGAACTCTACCAGCTTAGAGTAGAGCTTCTGGTGTGAAGGGAACTCAAAGTAGTTCTCCTTGACTATGGGAAGGGTTTGAAGAAGAAACTGCTCATCGCTCTTGGCGAGATACAGAATGCCCCGTTGGATTGATTCTTGGAACTTGTAAGCCACAGGTTATTATAGGGTCAGGCCGTCAGAATTGTTAGTACTTCCGAACGCTCCTTCACTGCGGAAGGTATCGTCGTAACATGAGTATTCAGCAGAGTTTACATACACTAGGTCAACCTTAGGCAGTTCGTGAACTACCAGTTGTGCGATACGCTCACCTTTCTCGAAGGTGATGTGGTCCCATGGGAGAACATTACGCACGGGAACAAAAATCTCGCCTCGGTAATCGCTGTCGATAGTTCCTGGAGCATTTGGCATAACCACGCCTCTCTTGTACATTGAGCTACGCAGTCTTAGCTGCCCTTCGTGCTGCTCGGGAATAATCACTCGGATACCCGTAGGAACCAGGGCGCAAGTCCCAGGCTTGATATGCACAGTCTCGTTTGCTGCTAAATCAATACCCGCAGCGCCAGGGCTGTGGAACTGAGGGTTAGGGTTTGATGATAGATTTAGAATCTTAAGGGGAATCATTTCTTGCGGGCGTTTTCTACTTTTTCGTGAAATTGACCAAGCGTCTTGCGTGCCGCATCGGCACTCGCTTTCGCAGCCTTATCGTCTGCTTTGCGGAACCCCATCGACTCGGGGTCCTTGATATAATAGTTCGAGTAAGGTCGCTTATCGCCCGCAGTCCCTCGATTATTGATTCTCTTGCTATTGGATACTTCGTTTCGAATCCACTCTTCTTCTGCGCCTGCTCTGTAGGATGCCGTAGTGTACCTGTGACCTCCCTTCACAATGGGAGCCGCCACGCCTTGAGCGTAATCTCTAACAGCCCAGCCATCACATTCAGGACAAGGTACGCGAGTATCTCCGTTGTCTGTAGTTCCGTCCTCC